GCGCGCAGGGTGCCACTGAATTCCCGAACTTGCTGACTGCAACGGCAGTGGCCTCGGTTGTTGACTCGGTGACGTTCACAATTGTCATCGGTACGGCTGGCACCGTGACGAGCTACGGCGGTTATGTTGCGAAGGTTCAGGGCGGCAACTTGATGTCGGCGCTGGGTGCGAATGCGGTTGTTGCTCAAGCTGTCACGCTCTCTACCCTCGCAGATGGTACGCGGCAATTGCTGGTCACAGGTAACACCAACTGGGCAGGCTTGTCTATCGGCGACTTGGTAAATCTAGTTGGAGTTCGTGACAACACGACTGGCGCCACCCTTGGAGTTGATGGGGCATGGAAGGTTGCAAACTCTGCAACTACTTCACTTACCCTCGTCTTGCCATACGCAGGAAGCCTGACGCTGCCTGCTGATTTCGGAGCCACAAACTGCGGTGGCGGCGTCATCAAGCGCACCGACCTGCGCATCTCGTTCTTGCGCGTGTTTGACTATGAGCGTGAGCGTGTTGAGTTGCTGGCCCGTCCTGCTGGAGATTTGGGCGCGGCGGCCCCTGTAGCTATCCAGGGCGGTACCGTTACCACTGTTTCAACAGTCACTTCAGCAGGTGTCGCAGGAACCACGGCAAATAACGTCGCTACGGTTCCAAACCCTGTTTTGACCTCGATTGTTGGTGTTTCTGCTAACCCGGCGGCTGGCACCACGGCACGTCAACAGCAAGCAATTGGTACGCTGATCGGTGTGCCTGTTACGAAACCGTACAGCATCCCTGAAGGCGAATGGTCTTACGCTGCGGCAGCGGCGGGCATTCTGAATACGACCACGGCAGTGACGATTAAAGCGGTTGGCGGCGCAGGCATTCGGAACTACATCACTAGCATTCAAGTGATGGCTGAAACGCTGACGACTGCCACTGAACTGGCTATTCGTGACGGTGCGGCTGGTACTGTCATCTGGCGCACTAAGATCCCGACAACAGGTCTATCGACGACAACCATTTACTTCCCAAATCCGCTCAAAGGTACTGCTAACACGTTGCTCGAAGTGGTCACTCTGACTGCCTCTGGTGCTGGTGCTGTTTACTTCAACGCTCAAGGATACGCTGCACCATGATTCTCGTAAAAATTCAGAGTAAGACCTACTCAGACGAAGTTTTACACGTTGTTGCGTCAGTAGAAAATGCGATTGGTACATTGATTGGTTCATATGCTTTGCCATTGCCTGAGGATGCTTCAGACAATCAAATCAAAGACATGATCCTTGACATGTATCCACATTGAGTGATGAAAGCCCGGCCTAAGTGCCGGGCGATTGGAGTCAATCTTGAAAACAGATTCACGCTTAAAACGTGCTGGCGTCGAAGGCTATAACAAGCCCAAGCGCACTCCTAATCACCCAACGAAGTCTCACGTCGTTGTGGCGAAGTCTGGAGACCAAGTGAAAACTATTCGCTTTGGTCAGCAGGGGGTTAGCGGCTCACCGAAGCGTGAGGGTGAAAGCGCAGCAGACAAGGCGCGTCGAGAATCATTCAAAGCCAGACATTCTGAAAACATTGCCAAAGGCAAGATGAGTGCAGCTTTTTGGGCCAACAAGGTTAAGTGGTGAACTGAATGCAAATCCCAATCCTTAGCGGAATCTATTCAGACAACGGGCCAGACCTACGCACGTCTTACCCTGTGAACCTTGTTCCTGTGCCGAAGAATAGCGGCATCGGTGCAGGATTCCTGCGGCCTGCTGATGGCATCGTGTCCAATGGAACAGGGCCTGGGGTTGATCGAGGTGGGATCAATTGGAGTGGCACATGCTATCGTGTCATGGGCACCAAGCTTGTGACCGTAGCCAGCAATGGGGCTGTGACCGTACTCGGCGACGTTGGAGGGCCTGTTGATAGCCTAGTCACGTTCGATTACAGCTTCGACCGACTGGCCATTGTATCAGGTGGCCGTTTGTATTATTGGAATGGAGCATTAACCCAAGTTACTGACCCAGACCTCGGCGTTGTTCTTGATGTCGTTTTCGTCGATGGCTACTTCATGACGACTGATGGCACAAGCCTGGTTGTCACGGAGCTGACTGACCCTACCCAGGTCAACCCGCTGAAATATGGATCATCTGAAGTAGATCCAGATCCATTGCTGGCCGTGTTGAAGCTGCGGAATGAGGTCTATGCGCTAAACCGTAACACCATTGAGGTGTTCGACAATGTCGGCGGTGACTTCTTTCCATTCTCTCGGATTGATGGCGCACAGATCACCAAGGGCGTTATCGGCACCCATGCGTGTTGTGTCTATCTTGAGATGATTGCGTTCCTTGGCAGTGGGCGTAACGAGGCTCCCGGCATCTATCTTGGAGCAAACGCACAAGCTCAGAAGATCAGCACTCAAGAGATTGACGATATTTTGCTGAACTACACTGAGGATCAATTGTCCAGGGTGAAACTAGAGGCTCGCAACGACAAAGCTCATCAGCAGCTATATATTCATCTGCCTGATCGAACGGTTGTCTACGATGGAGCTGCCTCGCAAGAGCTAGAGCAAGCCGTGTGGTTCACGCTGACAACCTCGACGAATGGGTTTAGCCAGTATCGGGCCAGAAACATGGTATGGGCCTATGATCGCTGGCTGGTAGGTGACCCTCAGTCATCAAGTGTTGGTTATCTTATCGACACCATTAGCACGCACTGGGGCCAGATTGTGCGGTGGGAGTTTGGTACCATGATCGTATACAACGAGAGCAACGGTGCAATATTTAACCGCCTCGAACTTGTCTCATTGCCTGGCCGTGTGGCTCTCGGTGCCAATCCAATCATCACAACGAGCTATTCGTTGGATGGGCTATCCTGGAGCCAGGATAGACAGATCAGAGTTGGCACCATCGGAGACACCAAGAAGCGGCTTGTGTGGTTCCAACAGGGCGCAATGAGGAGCTGGAGAATTCAGCGGTTCCGTGGCGACAGTCAAGCGCATGTCTCATTCGTGAGGCTTGAGGCTCAAATTGAAGGGCTGGTGAACTGATGGCAACGAAAAAGCTCGGTCTCACTCGCGATCAGCTTGCATCGTTTCTCAGTGATCATGAGAAGGTCAAGCAGTTTGAGAACCTTTTCAGAACGACAAATGAGCTAATAGACATCACAGATGGGACAGTTATTGAGGCTGGCGGAGCCTTGGCAAATGCAAATATTGCGCTTGATCTAGTTCAGAAGTTGGCTCAAGATTCTGCTATAGGTGCCGCTGTTGCTGACATCAAGGCGGAAGAAGCATTATCACAAATTGATAACCTACAGAAACAAACATCAATTGATTTAGCATTCATTGAGAACAAGGCAAATCACGTTTTAACTTTGCTTGACAAGGTTTCTAAGGATGTTGAGGGCCTGCAGATGATCCCGCCTCCACGGGAGTTCAAAAGATCCAGATATGGATCTTTCTACGACACAACGACTCAGACGGCTACGGTTATCAACACTGCAAAAGCAATCACATTTAACACAACCGATCTGAGTAGAGGGGTTTATATTGGATCCCCGACTTCGCGTGTTTATGTTGACACAGATGGAATCTACAATTTTCAGACAAGCATTCAGCTAGATTCAACAGTTGCTACAGCAGAAATTTTCTATTTGTGGTTTAGGCTCAATGGAGTTGATGTAACAAACTCGGCAAGTCAGGTACGAGTTCAAGGGAACAACGCCGAGATCTTTGTTGCGCTTAATTACTTTTTTGACCTGAAGGCCGGAGACTATGTGGAATTGATGTTTTCTGTCAGCAATCTAGGCGTTCAGTTATTGGCGTCTGGAGCTGTTGCTCCTCATCCTGGCATACCATCAATAATTCTCACCGTCTCAAACAACATCGGAGGTATTCAATAATGACAGTCACACCTAAAACTCTAGTAGCCCCCAAGCAGATGGAGGCTACCAACACAACGCAATACACAGCGACGCTTTGCAAGGCGCTGATCGACAAGGCGACCGTGACCAACACTGACACAGTTAACCGCTCATTCAGCGTCAACCTCATCCAGTCTGGCGGGTCTGCGACCAATGCAAACCTTATCATTGATGATCGAACCGTTGTGCCTGGCGAGACGTACAATTGCCCAGAGTTGATTGGTCACGAACTTGATCCTGGCGCATTCATCAGCACCATTGCCAGCGCAGCCACGGCACTCACTCTGCGCATTTCTGGGCGCGAGATCACTTAAAGGGAAGAACATGGAAGGCGCAAAGCTACCTAAAATTTTTGTCTCTCGCTTCGGAGGGCTTCCAGTTGAGGAACCATTCATCACTGCAGCAGAGAACAAAAAGAACACCAAGACGGTTATTGATGACTGGATGCTCGGGCCAGAAAAACCGACCAACGAGCGCGGAGCAAATAAGCCTTATTGGATGGCGCTGTCCAAGGCCATGCAGGTCGATGAGGCTGAAGCCCGTCGGCGCAGGTGTTCGAATTGCGA